CAAATCCCATAACATCATAAGAAAACTGATTATAAAACAAATGGACTCCACCTATATAATAAGTGTCTATTCTGTTTTCGTATGGATTAAAAATCTTTTTACCCATATATTTTTTTGCCTCTTCAATAGTTTTTATCTCCATATAGTTTTATAATTTATTTAATCTTCTTTAATGGTTTACCATATTTAAACCTCTCTACTCTCATTAAATACTTTATAAAAGAATGTAATTCACTCTGAGGTAAAGCTCTTCCTATCGTATCAGCGATCTCATCTACGGAAATGGTAGGCTTAAATCTACTTTGAACAATGGCTCTATTAAGCTCCATTTTCTTTATTATTTTTCCTCCATTACGAGGAAATGTATCAATTGTTGATTTAGTCCTTGACATAGTACTACGTACTGTACTAGTATAATACTAGTATTAAGAGAATAGCCAGTTTTTTTACCCTTAGAGGAAATCATTTTTTGAAAAGGGTAGGTTCTATCAGGCAAGAAGTATTACAGATTTGATGAATTGTTAGCAGGTGGACAGAGTGGAACACCTTCGAGTTTTTTCTGCCTAGAGTAGTTTATTCGAAGAGATTATTGACTCGTTTTTTAAAGACTCTGTGGTTGGGGGGCACAAACTGGTAACGCCATTTTCCCCTATCTTTAAGCTAATTCAATTGCAGAGCAAATCGTTTGTAGATAAAAGGAGCGTCAATGCTCCTTTTGTTATTCGTCTAAATCTATTGTTTGTTGAGGAGGAAAAGCTGTTTCCCACTCTGCTGGGGTTAAGGTAAGCTTATTCAGTACCTTCCCAAAGGCTCTTATCTGCTCTATGTGAGCTTTTAAGTCCTTTTCCTTCCATTCCTTGCTATCATCTCCATAAGCTGTTGTAAGGTTATCCATTGTACTATTATTCATTGAGTAAGTCTTGATCTCTTTGTTAGCTAATAGCATTTCAAATTGTAATACATTCTTCTTCTTTCCATCAGGAGAAGTTATCTCTTTCCATTCACCTTCAGTCAATAGTTTTACAATATCATTCTGTTGAACATTATTACCTCCTTTCACGAAATTTGTAGGTTTGATAATTTTCATTTCTTTGGTTGCTTCTTTAAAAGATTGCAACATAATTAAAAGCTAGGTTATTTTTTGTCTAGCTCTTCGACCTTTGATTTATTAATATAGTCTATTAGGTTATCAATTATTTCCCTTCTATATCTTGGAGTGTATTTCTTTAGGAAAAGATTGACGTTCCTTCTATCAACAGGATTTCCGTCCTTGTCTCTTAGTAAGTCTCCGATCTCTCTTTGAAGAAAGCCTGCCATTCGCAAGACTACTACTGCTTTATTTCTATTTACTTTCTCTGGAATTGGCATAATATGCTTGTTAATTTATTATCTTGAGTCCATTATAAGCTTTTAAAAATCAATGTCAAGCTTTATATATTCATCAATCATATCTGCAGTCCACACTTCTCCATTTCTTAGACTTGTGTTTGCTTTATTTATTCTTTCTAAGATGTATCCCATTGCTTCCTTTTTAGTTTCTGCATTAACTACATACTCAAAGTCAGGAGCTTCACAATGTGATTTTATGTAACAATGATATAACATATTATTTATTGCTTTTAAGTTCTTCCTCTAGTTCTCTGATAGTATTAGATAGACTCTCTATTTGAACGCTACTATCATTCATTTTATTTCTGCACCAATCGTGATCCTCTTTTAGTTTACTCCTTAGTTTTTTAAGAGTGCTTATCTTCTTTGTTATAATTTGATTATTCATATTATTATGTATTTATTAAGAGGTGACTAATCCTCTATTCTACCCTCAAGCTGATAAATTGAGGGCAGTAAGAAGATTTAAGCTTTGATATAATTGCTCAAATAGTTATTTTTATCTTTACAGGCATTAAAACCCTTAACAAATCCCAGCATCTCCCATTTGTTATCAAAATGTAATTGCTTAGGGACACAATCTCTTTTGTCAATCAAGCAAATGCTTTCGCTTCCTCTTATATCTTGTTTCCCGAACTGAACTTCTTTTATTTTCTCCTCATTAAAATTATTAGCAAATTGCTTTAATTGATTTTCCCAATAGGGTTTTTCGCCTTTAGGTAAATTAAATAATCTTCTAGTTTCCATATATGTTTTAAAGTGCTATCAGCTACACATTGGTTATTTAATAATCTTCTTATAACTGCTAACCATAACTAGGATATAATTAGCAGATAAAAAAGGCTAATCCATTGCACAGTAATAATGACAATTTAAGTTATATTCTTCAAGCTTTCTCATCACTGATCCCATTGTTATATTTTCATTCCAATTGACTTGTAATTCATTCCAAGCTTTTTTGATGTTTCTTTTCTTTCTTGTGTAAAAACAGGGATAATTAGCCATATCAGTTTTATCTTTGCCACTTATTGTCTTATATTCTTCATCAAACCTTATTGATGTATTATGATTGTTTAGTTCTGTTTCCATTGTTTTAAAGTTCTTCCTAGTAAAGACTATTTAATAATTAGTTTGTTGATCTTATTGATACAACCTAGATGATATGTAACCCCGTGATTTGAGTATCCTCTCTTACCTTCATTCTTCTTATAAGCCAGCACTCCATTCTTATGAATAGGCTTAATACAGTGGTTACATATATAATAGCTAGGGAATTGTTCTTTAGTCATAATTTATTAACATTATAGCTGGTTCTTCTTAACCTAGAGAGCCAGCAAGAGAGAGGATTTACTCCAGAGATATGCAATTAGTCTGAAGGGTTACGAGTTGTCCAGAGGTTAGCTATAATATTATGCTAGTTTCTGGTTATCTCTTTTCTCCTTCTATCTCCATTATATGCTTATTAGTATCCTTGTCAATAGATGTAACTGGGGATAACTTTAGAGGATAGAATAAGAGCATCAATGCTCTTTTCTTATTGTAAGTCTATCCTGTGAGCATTGCACTGTTCTCTTTGCCAGTCAGCAATGTAATATTCTGGGTATAGTTCTGCTTCTAACTCCCACTTCCACTGGTTACATTCATTGATCTCTTTCCTATTGACAGCATAGCCGAGAGCTATTATTGTCATTGTGCCAAGAACTAAGATCAAGAGGATAAGTAATAATCTCTCTGTTACAGCGTTAGTTAGTATTATTTTCATTGTATATGTTATGTAAGTATTAGTATTAAAAGACCTTTATAGTCTTATTATATGTCAGTGGTTTAATGAGTCAAGAGCTAAACTGTGGATAACTAAACAAGTATAACAAGGGTCAAAGGCTCTTTGAATGCTTGATAGATGTATCACTTTAATCATTTAAACTCCTTAGAACTCATTTAAACAGCACTTAATCAGTTAAATGGTAGCTTAACTATGCTTATTAGAGGATAATAACCCAATAGATGTCATTGTACTAACAGGGTACCAGTACAGTAACGAGTACCAACCCAGTACCATAACGGTATAGTATAGCACCGTACTAGCACCGTATTAGTACAGTACAGTACAATACAGTACAATACATTAGTATTAGTACGGTACTATGTACTATGTACTGGTACTATGTACTATAATCTAGTATGATGTACCTAGTATGTACTACGCCCTACCACGTACCACGTACACCGTACGCTATGGAAAACTAGGAATTGAGGGAATGGGCTTGACAAGTTTAAAGCTTTAGAATAGTATTAATTAAATAATCGTACAGCCTGAGAAAGACCCCCCGTGTGCGGTTTAAGAGTTTATAAATATAATATAAGACACCCCTCCAGTGCCCAATATAAAAAACACAAATAAAAACCTTGTCTCTGTTGGTAAGAAGCCCTCTGTCTTTAACATTAGACAGAATTTTATTAATGACTTGGCTAGGGCTGTGGTCAAAGAACAACTTAAATGGGATGTTAAACTTAGGACTGAGAGGAGTTCGGGGAATGCTAAAGTTATTCAGCCCTATGATTTAGATGTAGATAAACTAAAGGAGCTAGAGAAAATTGCTAAAGAAAATGAATTACCTCATCCAATAAATGACATTAACAACACCTGATCCTAAAAAGAAAAGAAGATTATCCATGAAAGAAAAGAAGTTTGCTGAAGAGTTTGTTTTGGGTAAAGACCCGGGTAACGCTACTGAAGCTGCTATGCAGAGTTACAATGTTAAAAATAGGGGGTCGGCTGCTGTTATAGGAGCTAGAAATTTACAAAAGACAGATATCTTAGAAAATATAGAAATGATGATGGAAAAACATGATATTGATGACAATTATATGGTTGAAAGGCTGAAAGAAGGGATGGAAGCAAAGGAAATAGCAAACTATAAGGGCGAAGCTGTAGAAACAAGCATTCCAGATCATAACGTAAGATTCAAGTACTGGGATGCTGCAGCTAAGATAAAAAGACTCTATCCTAATGTTCAAATAGACACTAGAAACCTGAATATTGACGTTGAGATAGAGAACATGTCTAAAGAAGAGTTATCAGACGTATTAACAGGAGCACTTAAATCTTTAAAAGAAAATGATAATAGCAAAAGAAAAAAAGAGCCAAACTCTAAGGAAGTTTAGAGAAGGATTAGAAGAATCAATAGTCTTACATGAGTTAGATATAAGGTTTTTAGAGAGGATGAAGATTAAAAGTATAAAAAATGAGAAAACTTTATTAGAAATTGAGAAGCATTTAGGTAGATTAAGAGCAGAGAAGATATCTTTCGAGGACAAGATTGAATTAATTAATGAGATTTTAAAAGACGATGAAGCAAAATGATGTCTTAATATCAGCCTTGCTGAGAAAAGCAAGAAGGGATAGGGCAAGAGAAGATATTATATATTTTGCAGAATACTATCTGCCGCACATTTTACAGAACAATACTCCAGCTTTCCACAAGGAGATATTAAAGCTAATAGATACGGAAGTAAGATTAGCGATAGCAGCTCCCAGAGGATTTGCTAAATCTACCCTAGTTCAGATAATATACGGATTACACTGTTTATTATTCAATGAAGGGGAAGACATCTTGACAATATCCCAATCATCCAGTTTAGCAGAGGATTGGATTAGAAAATTAAAATTTGAGCTGGAAGGGAATGACAGAATTATAGCAGACTTTGGAATGTTGTATCAGTGGGGAGAAAACAAATCTAAGAAATGGACAGGAGACCATATTGTCATTCAACAGGGAAATAGGATATACTCACAGATGAGAGCAAGAGGTAGAGGATGTCAGGTTCGTGGATTAAGACCAACTAAAGTATTCTGCGATGATTTGGAAGATGATGAGTTAGTTCGTTCAGATGAACAAAGAAAGATTTTGAAAGATTGGTTTTTAACAGCTCTTTTAAATGTTTTAAAGGTTGACCAACAATTAGTAATTATTGGTACAATTTTACATCCCCTAGCTCTACTAACTGAGATCGTAAATAAGAGAGACCAGTTTGAAAGATGGGAGACTAGAAAGTATAAAGCCTTGACCGATGGAAGGTCTTTATGGGAAGATAGATTTCCAGTCAAGGATTTGGAGAGAAGGAAATTTGAAATCGGAACTTATGCATTTGAAAAAGAGTTTCAAAATAATCCTATCGCTTCAGATACTTGTCTATGGAAACCAGATTGGATTAAGACTTATGAGAAGTTACCACCAATCAAAACTATCTATGCAGCCCTAGACCCAGCAGCGACTACGAAAGAATATTCTGATTTTTCAGCAATCGTAGTTTTAGGAATTGGAGAAGACAATAATATTTATGAGATTAATTCTGTAAAAGGAAAATGGGGATTATGGGAATTGCTAGATAAGATAATTGAAATTAACGAAAGGTATCATCCAATAAGATTCGGAATTGAAGAAGTAGCTTTCCAAAATGTTATTAGAAAAGTTCTGGTAAAGAAATTACAAAACGAGGGAATTAAAAGAATCCCAGTGGAAGCAATAACGTTAGGAAAATATACTGGAAAAGAAAAGCAAAGAAGGATGCCAAAGGATAAGTTCACGAGAGCATTATCTGTTGTGCATTATTGGGAACAAGGTTCAGTATTTTTAAGAGGGCAAGATTTATTAGATCAGATAGCTCTCTTCCCAACAGGTTCTGAAGATGATATGGTTGATGCAATGGTGTGGTGTATAAAATTAATAATGAAATACTCTCCAATCAAAGTTATGATTAAAAACGAAACTAGACAAAAGGCAAAAGGGTTTGAAATAAAAGATAATAAAATGCCATGTTTAGGAGGCAAATTAACAGAGTGTTTTAAGACTGTTAAAGATTGGAGAATAGGAGGATAGATAATATGCCAACAGGAATTTATAATCATAAAAAAACAAAGACTCCAATTTATACATCTGATAGAAATAAAAAAATTAGCAATTCTTTGAATGGTAGAAAGTCAACAAATAAGCAATTAGAATCATTGAGAATTGGAAGAATAAATAAAAAGGGAAAATCTCTTTCGAACGAAACCAAAGAGAAAATAAGCAAGTCTTTAAGGGGGAAGATTCAAGGTTATAAATTTCCAAAAGGAAAGAAACATCCTAATTGGAAAAATGGAAAGTCTTTTGAGTCTTATTCAATAGATTGGACAAATGACTTAAAAGAAAGTATCAGAAAAAGAGATAATTATGTTTGTCAGTTGTGTAGTATTCATCAAGATGAATTAAAAACGAAACTACATGTTCACCATATTGATTATAATAAAGATAATCTTAATCCAATTAATTTAATAGCTTTATGTAATTCTTGTCATGCGAAGACAAATCATAATAGAGATTATTGGAATTATTATTTTATAGGAGGATGAAACAAGTATATTGTTCAAAATGTAATTCAAAGATGGAATGGAGGTTGACAGGATGCCAAGATGTTGCTTGGATAGACTGTAGATGTACTAGTTGTGATTATAGGTTCAAAATTAAAGATTACGAATTTGAACAAATCCAACCAGACACCCCATTCTTTGAAGCAATTTATAAATATGACCCTATCAAGGAAACAGAAGTTTTTATTAAAGAAAAAGAAAAAAAAGAGGAAGAAAGGAAACAAAGGTTGGAAACAAAATATCATCAATGGAAAAGACTTGCGGGATCAGGACATGGAATAAATAAATTAAAAACTTGGGAGATTGATACCGTAAGAAAAGTAGTGCTCAAGGAGGAATAAAAAAATGGCTAAACTATTAGAAAAAATAAATAATTATATCTCAGGAGGCGGGAAGCCTAAAACTTATATGCTTCCTACAATGAAAACATCAGATGCTGACTTACTCAGTTTATTCAATGAGTGGTTTAAGGAAAGTAAAAAATATCATTCTGAATTAGAAAAGGTTTGGAAACAAAATGAAAAGTATTACAAAGGACAGCAAACTGAATTAGAGAGAATCCCTTCAGATATGTCTAATGCAGTTCAGAACCATATCTTCATGGGAGTTGAAACTGTAATTCCAATTGCTACAGCTAACCCTCCACAGTTTGTTGCTGAGCCTCCGGAAGAATCAGATAAGTCTGTTGAATATGCTACAGCCCTTCAAACTGTTTTAGGGATTCAGTACGAAACTACTGACATTAAAACAAAAGGTGAAATGGCAATGAGACACATGATGATTTATAGATTTGGTTGCTGGAAACCTTTTTGGGATGCTGATAGAAATGATGTAAATGTTAAATGGGTTAGACCCAAAAGATTATACTTTCCAAAGGTTACAACTGAGTTCCCGTATATGATGGAACAAGTAGATATAACTGCAGATGAATTTAGAGAAGTCTTTGGAGAAGAAGCTTTTAAAAAGTTCTTAGAGAACGCTGGTCAAGATATTAAAGAAGATGAAAACTTAGAAGACATTTCTGGAATGTGGACTATCTGGGAAGTATGGACTAAGGGAATGGTTTACTGGAAATACAGTGGAAAGATAATTGCTAAGAAAGCAAATCCTTATTATGACTTTGAAAATAAAGAGAATAATCATTTTGACTTCTCAAGGATTCCATATATTATTTTCTCAGCATTTAGACTTGGAAATGCACCAATAGGTGAAACTGATTTAATTCAACAAACAATTCCAATTCAAGATGTAATTAATGTTTCTAATCGTTCAATAATTAATAACGCAAATAAAACTGGTAACGCACAATGGTTTATAGATTCTTCTGTAATGTCAGAAGAGGAAGCTAATTCTAAAATTACTAACGCAGCAGGTATAATAATTTATGGTGATGGAGTAGCAAATCCAAACTTAGTTAGAAGAGATGCACCACCTCCAATGCCAGCTTATGTAGCTGAGTTAAAGATGATGGCAGAGAGAGCTTTTGATAATATCTTTGGAACTCATTCAACAACCAGAGGTGAGAGAGGAGCACCAGAAACACTAGGTGGAAGAGTAATGTTAAAGCAAGCTGATTTAGGAAGGATTGATTTACTTGTAAGAGAATATGAAAGATGTACTGCTGAATTAGGAAACTGGTACACTCAATTAATAAAAATGTTTTATGTTGAAAAGAGAACGTTTAGAGCTTATGGAGAAAGTGGTATCAGCTTTGTAGAAATAATGCCAGAGATGATTCAAAAAGGTGTAAAGGTTTTAGTTAAATCTGGAACTACAATGCCTACAGATGAAATATCAGAAAGAAGAGAAGCTACTGAGTTATGGGGAATGAATGCCTTGGCTCCACAAACATTATATAAAAAATTAAAATTTGCCGATCCAGAACAAGAAGCCGAGAAGTTAGCTGCTTGGCAGAAACAGAAGATGATTTTAGAAGGAGAAGCTGAAGCTGAATTAGAACAAAGAGGAGTAAGAGAACAATTTTCTGGAGCTAATGAAATAAGCGAAGCTAAAGATAGATTATCAGGTAAAGCTAAATAATATGAAATTTGATTTAGAAAAATGGGTAACTGAAGATAAGCTTCCAATCATTCTTGTAGAGATAGATCAGATAGAAGAATGGAGTGAGAAGTTAGTAAATAAAAGTAAAAACTATACAGAAGAAGATTGGAAAAAATTAGAAAAGAGTATTAAAGAAAAAGGATTAAAAGAACCATTGAGTGTTCATAGACAAGGTACGAAAAATGGTCAAGATAGATTCGTAGGAGTCAATGGAGGACACAGATATTTAACATTAAAGAAACTAGGATATAAGATTGTACCTTGCATTCTACCTTAGAAGAAGTATAATAAAGAAATTAAAGGTCGCTTGAGCACAAAAGCTCATTAAAAAATGTTTTTCCACAGGGAGCATCGATGCTCTTTATGGAAACTGTAGGACAAAACCTACTCAAAAATGTTCATAATATATACAAAGTTATGACTGATGAAGAAAACAAAGATTTAGATACTTCTGACGATAAGAGTCAAGATGACTCTGACAATAAGGATGATAAATCGACAGACTCATCATCTGATAATAAGGGTGGAGCTGATGGAAAAGAACCTTTAGTTCCATTGTCAAGAGTTCGCAAACTCGCTGATGATGTAAAAGAACTAAAAACACAGCTCGAAGATTCTAAGAAATCTGACATTCCTGAAGATGAAAAGCGAATCAGAGAGACTCTTATGAAAGTTGAGGAAGAAAAAATAAATGCTGAAAAAGCCGAGCATGAGAAACTAGAAGCTGAATTTGATAAACTTCACGATATTTACGGGGAGTTTAACGAAAAGAAGCTAACAAAGGTTTCTGAATACTACGGTACTACTAATTGGGATAGGGCTATGGAACTTTACAATACTCCGGGTGTTTTGCAAAAAGTAACTGGTAGTAAGGAATCTATAGCTAAGAAAATTCCAACAGGTAAAAGGTCAGATGACACTCCTAAGGGAGAAAAGTTTGATACTACCAATAGAGATTCAGTATTATCCTCAAGAGAAAAATTTCATAGTTTTCAAGATATCGCTGAGGATGCTAAAAAGCAAATTTAGGAATAGAAAGAATTAAAGGTCGTGAAAAAAGAATGGAGGAAAATGTATGGCTACAAGTTTTTCTGACTTCGTAACTACAATTACACAAGACAAATTCGTTCCAAAGGTTGTTGACAACGTTTTGAATGGAAATGTTCTTTTAGAAAGACTTCTAGGTAACGCTCGTGATTGGGGTTCAGGACATCAATTGTTAATTCCAATCAAATACACAACATCTAGTGCTGGTAGTTCTTATTCAGGTTTTGATACTTTCAACACCTCTCAGAACAACACCAGAGTCAAAGCTGAATTTGACCCTAAACAAAATTATTTTTCAGTTGTTATTTCAGGGATTCAACGTGCTGTAAACAAAGGCGATGCTGCAGTCTTAGACTTGCTCGCAGTTGAAATGCAGTCTGTTGCTGATGACATGGCTGACGGTTTAGGTACTCAGTTATATGACAATGGTACTGGTAATAGTAATAAAGACATTACTGGTTTAGACGCTATAGTAGATGATGGTAATGGAACAGCAACTTATGCTGGACTTCTAAGAAGCACTTATCCTACTTGGATTTCCGATTTAGACTCTTCAAGTAATACTATTACTTTAGCAGAGTTAAGAGCATCTTTTGATGCTGCTAAACATGGAAACGATGCACCTACTTTAATAGTAATGCATCCATCTGAGTGGACTACATATGAAGGCTTACTCACAGCTACAATTAATTATCACAGTCAAGTTCAAGGTTATCCAAAAGTTAATCGTTGGACTACTGCTGGTAGAACTGGTCAAACCGGAGATATAGGCTTCGATGCTCTATACTTCAGAGGTATTCCAGTCGTAGCAGATGAGAAACAAGATGATGGTACTATCCAACTCTTGAACGAAAAGCACTTATGGTTCGCTTCTCTCGCTCATCCTGATTTTGGGAAGGGCAAATACGGGTTTGCTTGGACAGGTCTTAAATTACCTACTAATCAAGACGCCTCAGTCGGACAGTTCTTGCTTTATGGTAATCTTATCTGCGATTCTTGCAGAAGCCACGCATACTTAACCGGTAAATCATAATAGTATGGCTCAATTAACTGCTAGAACTCAAATACTTTCTGGAGACACTTCTATAATTGATACTTCTTTAGACCACCCTTTAGGAACTAGGGCATTTGACACCGATGGTAATGAATATATTTATCTTACAGGTGCTGCTTCAACTGTCGCTGGTTCTTGGGTAACGTTTGACGAAGCTCATTTAACTACTTTATCTGCTGCTAACGCTGTAGGTAGGGTAGGTGTCGCAATGGCTGCGATAGCTGCTACCACAAGTTATGGTTGGTATCAGATTTACGGTTATTGTGTTAAAGCATTAGCTGTTGATGATGGCGATTGTGCTGCTGACGTAGCGATTTACTTAACCAGTAGTGCTGGTAAAGTAGATGACGTTGATGTAGCTGGCGATTTGATAATCGGAGCTATCTCAAGAGTAGCGGAAACAGCAACGGCAGATCAGATCAGTGTGGAATTAAGTTATCCATTTGTTTGTGATGCAGCAATAGATTAATTAATAATTAAACTATTTATATGGCTCAATTAACAGGCGAACCTCAAGTCTTTTCTGGTGATACTGATGTTGTTGATTCTTCATTAAAGCACCCTTTAGGTACTAGAGCTTTTGATACAGACGGTAATGAGTATATTTACCTTACAGGTCTCGCATTAACTGCTGTTGGTACTTGGGTTTCTTTTGATGAAGCTCATATAACCACTCTATTAACTACAAATTGTGTAGGAAGAGTGGGCGTTGCTATGGCTGCTATTGTCGCTTCTAGTTATGGCTGGTATCAGATTTATGGTAACAATACTGTTGCCTTGGGAGTTGATGGAGCTGATGCGGCTAATGAAACGGTCTATACTACAGCTACGGCTGGTTCTATAGATGATGAAACCGGTGGAGACGCAGCCAATGAAATGGTTGTTGGTGCGATTATACGGGTGGCAGAAGCAACGAATGTTTGTACGATGGAACTAAATTATCCTGTTGTTTACAACGTAGCGATAAATTAGTATTGATTCCAGATTCTTTCTCTTTCTTCTATGACGCTTTCCTTGTAGCTAAGAAGGAAGAGAAACATGTGGCATTAATAAGGTCGGGTTGCCCCTTACCTCAAAGGTGGAATTGCACCTCCACAATTAGGAGGATAAATAAATAAAGTTATGTACCCACAAACATTAATAAACAAATTAGATGAAGCTCCAGATACTCCAAAGAAGTTTACTAACACTGATATAGAAGATTTTGAATGTACTTGGGATGGTCATCCTCATTTTGTTAAAGCTGGTGAAACAGTTGATAAACCAAAATACTTGGTTAATTATATGGCTGTTCATTTAGCAAGAAAAATGTATAAGAGACAATCCAGAAAGGAAGCTGAAGAAAAGAAAGTTGATTTGAATAAAGGAGAATATAAAGTTAGAAATGAAATTGAAGAAGCGAAGCTACGTGAAAAGATGGTAGCTATAAACTTTGGGAAAGTAGGTAATGATCCTGCACAGGGTGATTTACCTGAACAACCTAAAGCAACAACGATAATGAATACAACGGAAGAAGAGGTTAATCCTCTTCAATGTACAAAATGTGAGTTTATTGCTAAAACCAAGGGAGGTTTGAAAGCACATTTAAGAAAACATAAATAAAGGTCGGTCTTGGCTCAACCTCTAGTCGAGGTTTGAGCTGGGGATTAAGTCTAGCTAATTCCTCCTAGGCGAAACTTAATCTCCAATTGAAATTTTGACTGGAGGTCAGATATATGGCTATGGATTTTGCCCCAACAGCATATTTGCACATGACCGGAAGGAAAATGCAAATAACAGCTAGTGCAGCAACTGCACTACATTGCGGAAGTAGTAATCAAAAAGGTAGAAAATGGTTATTAGTTGATAATACAGCTAATGTTCCTATCTTTGTAGGGTCGGATTACGCTGCAGATACGTCTGCTAGTGATGGTACTCCGACAACTATGACTTCTTATTTTTTGGGTAAATATGGTACGAAGATGGCTAGTGCTGATAGAATATGGTTACCTGTTAGTGATAAAATAACAATTTATGCTAGAACTAATTCTGGTGTCAAAGACATCAGGATTCAGGAAATAGCTTAAAAGAATTATGCCAAATTTAGGATATGTAGATACAGCGTTAACATGGACAACCACAAGTAGTTCTAGTTCATCTAGTTCAACTACTTCTAGCACTACAAGTACTACAAGTACGTCAAGTAGCACGACATCTACTACTAGTTCTACTACTAGTTCTACTAGTTCTACAACTACAGGTGGTGCGTAATAAAAATGGGAGGTATGAATACAACAATAGGGATTCTTACAACATTTTATCAGTGGAATAGTGCGTACAGTTTAACAACGGTGGTTGAAAATCAGTTGTTATCGTTAGTAAAGAATGGTTATAAAACGGTCTTATTTGTTCATGATAATTTCGTGGGCGATGATAAGATTCCGGAGGGAGTAGAGTTAAGAAAAATAGTTCCAAGATTCACCTTGGTTGATTACGGAGGAAATCAACCTGTAGAAGATGGATTCTGGGAACAAGTGAAACAAGCGAGAAGTGCGTTTGAAACTCATTTACAAGATATAGATGTAGTTTTAACACACGATTTAATTTTTCAAGGGTGGTTTCTAAACTACAATGTAGCGATGAGACAAGCTCAAGATAAACTAAATTGTCGTTGGTTACACTGGATTCATTCTGCTCCTTCTCCAAGACCGTCTGTTAGTTACCCGCAAGATTGTAGGTATAAGATGATGCCAAACTCAAAACTTATTTATATGAATAATTATGATGTTTTGAAGCTAGCTGAATCTTATAATGGAGTCTTAGACGATGTAAGGATTGTACACAATTCATTAGACCCAAGAAGTTTTATGGATTTACAACCCTTAACGGTCAAGCTTATTGACAAATATAAATTATTGGATGCTGATATAATTGACGTTTACCCAGTATCATCTACAAGATTTGATGGAAAGCAAGTTGACAAAGTAATAAAGATAATGTCTGAGTTTAAAAAGCAAGGTAAATCTGTTAGATTTATCTGTTGCAATGCTCATGCTAACGCAGACAGAGAAAAGAATGAAATAAAGAAATTAATTGATTTAGGTATAAGTAAAGGGTTAGATCGTAATGATATGGTATTCACTTCCTTAGAGGGTAAAGAATACGAATTAGGGGTATCTCACGATGTGGTTAGGGATATGTTTCAACTATCTAATATATTTATTTTCCCTACCTTATCAGAAAATTGTCCGTTAATATTATTGGAGGCAGCTCTTTCAAAAAACTTATTAATATTGAATGATAGTTTTCCACCATTAAGAGATTTTGTAGGAGAAGATGCCTTATACTTTAAGTTCGGTTCTTTGCAAGAAGATGTAATCTACAATGACGGTGAAGATAAATATTATTCTGATATAGCTAAAATAACTATAGGAGAGTTAAATAAGAACAGACCATTCTGTGCTTTCAACAAGCTAAAGAAAAAATTTAATAATGACTGGATATTTAAAAACCAGTTAGAACCTATAATATACGAATATGCCAGTAGTATATAAAAACCCAAATAAACCATTAGATAAATCGGATGAATCTATTACAGAACCTGATTATCAAGAAAATGGAGAATTAGATTGTTCAAAAGGAGATCAGTATTGGAGAAACATAACTTTATTCCGAAAGAGAGGAGTAGCTTTATATTCTCCTACGAGAACAATGTATGAATATGTTAGAAACTATTGTATAGATTTTGTCAAGAATCATCCTCAATATCCAAAGTTTAATTGGAAACCAAAGATATGTGATGTCGGTTGTGGTGGTGGCTTTGGTTCAAACATACTATCTCAAGAAGCAGATTTTGTATGGGGAATAGATATCTGTGAAAATAGTATTAATTGGGCTAAAGATGTTTTTACTCGCCACAAAAATAACATTTATTATTCTTCTCAATTAACATTTGAGAGGATAGATGTTACAGATGAGCCAAGAGAAATGATGGCGTTTGATATAGTAACTTGTATAGAACTCATTGAACATGTTGATGAGTACGAAAAGTTACTAGAGTTCATTAAGCGTCTTTGTAAGAAAGATAAAAAAGGTAATTACTTAGAACCACTAGATTCTACAAAAGTATTTATCTCTTCTCCTAATAGAAATTTTCATAAAATAGGAGAGAAGAGACCAAAGAATAAGAGACATGTAAGAGAGTGGAAACCTGAAGAACTTTACAAGATTCTTACAAAACATTTCAAGTATGTAACTTTAATGGATTTCAACGGAGAACCTCAAGACTTAGATATGACTTCTCCAATTCAGTTTTATAAGTGTGAAACCCCTATAATACTCGTAAAAGAGTAGAGTAGGGGAGTGATAATATGAATAAAGATAAACTTAAAACACCATTAGTTTCAGTAATAATACCAGCTAGAAATGAGTTCCCTCAAATAGCATTTACTATCCAAAGTATTATTCACGATTTAGAAACCTTCTTAGAGCCTTCTGAATTTGAAATAATTATTTGTGCAAATTGTATAACAGATTATTACAATGTTGAAAGAGATAGAAGAGGTTGTGGAGGTACTGTCGATTACTTAATGCCAAGAGGAATTTATTGGAATAAGGTATTACAGGTTATTTATGACCCGGTAGCGGGTAATCATAGCACCAGAAACTTTGGAGCTATGAGAGCAAGAGGAAAATATATTTTCTTCTCTGACGCTCACATGTCTTACAAAAGAGGATTTTTTCAAGAGATGATTAAAGCAATAGATGAGACAGATGGATTAGTTCATGGAACTATAGGATGGTTAGGAGCTTATCCTCCTAGTGTGTCAATGGGATACCAGTACACTATAAAATTAGGCGAAGAGATTAAAGGTACATGGAATAATTATAAATTAGATGATGAACATTTCCATATTCCATTACAAGGTCATTGTTGCCTAGGATGTAAAAGAGAACAGTTTATTGAATTTGATGGATACCCTAAATATCACAGATGTTATGGAGGTGGAGAATTCTACCTTGATATGAAATGGTGGTTATTTGGATCAAACGTATCTGTAGTTCCGAAAGCAATAGGTTATCATTTATGTGCACCACGAGGATATAACTATCATCATGATGATTATGTTCACAATGTGTTAGCAATAGGAATGGCTTTAGGAATGGATGACTGGGTAGAAAGAGCTTATATAAACTGGTGCAGAAAAGGTAATTTGAAAGTAATGAAAAGATTGTGGGATGAAGCTAAAAAAGAAACTTTAAGTGATAAAGAGTTTATAGCTGAAAAAAGAGTCAAGACAGTTAATGAATTATTAGTTGAAAGACCTTGGGATAAGTT